CATCTCTAGCCACTCGCTCGCGGTATACAACTGTTTCATCATCCCGGGCGTTAGCGCGAGTTGCACTAACTGCGGACCCTTCTTCGATGTCTTTTTAGCCATTGCACAAAACTCCTATTGGTCAACAAATAGCGTTGCCCGAAAGCAACAGAATCACACTGTGAATATCCTGTGGATAACTTTTCAGATACCTGTGGATAACTTGACTAGGGGGGCGGCACATCGATCATCTTGGCCAACCACTTAGGGGAGACCAGACCCTGATCGTACGCAGAGAGCAACAGGGAAGCGTATTGGGGCACAGGGTACTCACCCCTACACCAAGCACGCACCTGACGCGCATGTACGCCCAGAAGCCACCCAGCATCGATTTGCCGTAATTCACAGCGCAAAAGCAGATCGCGAAAGTCAGACGGACTCACGACAACTCCCCCAAATGCCGTAGGAGATCCTCCGCATCACGCACCCACTTAGACTGCCCCTCCTCAGGAAGGTCATACACCTCCCAATAGGCACTACGGACAACGGCTAACAGGGAAGGCGCACAGGCAATCAATTGCGCATTCGCCTCACCCAGAGAGCCAGAGCCACAGTTGGCAACGGGGGATTCATCCACATCGACTACCACCGTGACAGGGACGTCAGAGACGCCTTTTCGCTTCACAGGCGATACGTACCAAGGACCTCTACTTCTGTTCACACTCAACCTCCTGCCCCTGTGGGGCGTTAATGGATCGTCACTCTCTGCTGCTCAAGCCGGGAGAGGCCCCGCTCGATCGTGCTCGCGAGCCACGCATTGGCGTACTCGGTCATGGCCTGCCTCGAACCGAACCGGCGCCTACGTTGCGTCTGCGCGGTATGCCCGATGGTCAGCACCCAGAAGCCGCCGCCCTCCTCCCAGACTCCGAGGTAGTACCGGGTGCGGATACGGCCCTGCTCGACCCTCCCTGCCTTCAGCCCTTCGAGCGGCCCGCCCGGGCGCGTCAGCCACACCTCAAAGGGCAGCGGGGTGTCCGGTGTGATCACGGCGTCACCTTCGACATGGTCAGGATGCCCTCGGTCCGCCCGTCGCTTTTTCCCAACAGGTAGGCGTAGCGGGTGTAGGACTGAGCCAGCCTCTGGACGTGCTCATCCGTCTGGGTGGGCATACCCTGCCGAAGCAGGGTGGCCAGTTGCTCGGTCAGTTGATCGAGCGCCTTGTTGTTCCAGTTCATCGCGATACCTCCTTAAGTCGTCGTTGGGCCTCGGCCAGCGCGTCTTCCGCCGTCTTGAACAGACCCCCTCGCCAAACCGTCTTGTAGGTCGCATCGACCAGTGACGGGCGCCAGCGGGTGGCCCCATTGCCCATGCGTGTCTCGATGACCGCGGGGTTCATGGCAGGGGCGCTCATCGCGCGCGCACCGAGACAGAGGCCTTGCGGACCGACACCTTGACGTTGCCGTCGATCCACGACTGGGCCACGCCGACTTCGAGCAACTTGGCCTTGGCGGCCGCGGCATCGAACGTGGTGGTCAGCGCCTCCTCAGAGACGACCGCCTTGAACATGCGGCCTTCGTGGGTACCGGCGCCCTGAGCGCGCAGGCTGTCAGCGATCTGGTCGTACTCGGCCTGAAGGTCGGCCATGATGGCCTTGAGTTCGCCGAGGCGATCGATCTGGCTGGGGAACTGGATGACTTGTGCAACTGCGTTCATAAGATCTCCGATATCAGATAAGTGAAACTACAAGCGCAGTTTAAGGCAGAAACCACCGGTGTCAACAACTTTCGCACCGAAAGATAGTAGCCTCCGATGCTATGCATTTAGGCATTGATTTCTATGTTTACTCAGGTAAACTCGGCGATATATCTGATTAGTTATCGGAGATTGATATGACCTTCACCGCACAGGCCGATCGCCAGTACGCCGAAGCCAAGGGCAGCGAGCGCCGCGACCAGCAGTGGATCTTGAGCGACCGCGACGTCTGGTATCGCAACCCGTTCTACAAGGGGCCGCCGCAACCGCACCCGGAAGACGACGAATCAGATTACGATTGACACCGCGGGCACCACCTCACCGCCCGCACCCGATGCGCCCGGTCACCCACTTACCTCACGCCGGCTGGGGAGGCGCAAGCCGGCACAGTCTTTGATACGTCCAGAGCAATGAGCGCCCGCACCGGCCGGGGAGACGTAAGCCGGCGACCTCGATGACGACTCGCACCTGCCGATCCTGTAAGCAACCCTTCGCGACCGCGGAGTCCATCCGCACCCATAAGCGCGACATGCTCTGCCGACCCGTCGACGTCCTGCTCGCGATCGGATGGCGCAAGACACCTAAGGGCTGGATACCGCCCACCACGCCCAGCGCACCCTACGCCAGCCGTAAGGCCCAGCGCCGCTCCTAGACCGTCTCCGCGCGTCCTGCGCCCTGTGCACAACTCTGTGGATGGCCTGTGGATAAGGTGTGGGCATCCTGTGGATAACCTGTGGATAACCCCCGGCGGGCTGGGGGAGGGGTACCCCCCTCTGTATTAGGGCGAGGGACCCATGGGGTGTGTTAATGCCCCAAATCGGCATATACCCAAAAATTCTGTTAAAAAAGACCCCCGGGGGGTACCAACCCATCCCCACCTGTGCTATTTACCGGAGTAAATATGGCCAACACTACTGAACCATCTTGGGAACATGAGCCGCGCGACCCGGGTTCGTGGCCCTATTCCGACGCCAGCAAGGTTTATGGGAAGTTGAAGGACAGCGTTGAGGGTTTGTACAAATCCAACAAGGCGCTGTGGGATGAGACGGGCGCTCACTTGAATGACGCATATGCGAACGCAAACGATACGGTGATGGAGAACAAGAAAGATCGGCCATCCCAGAAGTATTGGGATGATGTGCTGAAGCGGAGCCTGTCTTTTGCTTTGGCGAGTGCTGATAAGGTGAGTGAGAAGGCTTTGGCCCACTGGGGAAAGCACGGCATTAAGCCGTAAGGAGGGTGTATGGCAAAATCGAAAGTGAACGCGGCTGGTAATTACACCAAGCCTGAGATGCGTAAGTCCTTGTTCCAGCAGATCAAGGGGCAAGCGACGCAGGGTACGAAGGCGGGTCAGTGGAGCGGCCGCAAGGCGCAGTTGCTGGCCAAGAAGTACAAGGAAAAGGGTGGAGGCTATAGAGACTGATGCGTAAGCCACAGAAGTCGTTGAGGGATTGGACCGAGCAGGAGTGGACCACCAAGAGTGGGAAGCGATCCTCGGATACCGGTGAGCGTTATTTACCGAAGGCGGCCATTCGCGCGCTGTCTCCTCAGGAGTATGCGTCGACGACGCGTGCCAAGCGTGAGGGCAAGGCGAAGGGTCAGCAATTTGTTGCGCAGCCGAAGCGCATTGCGCGCAAGACCTCTGGGTATCGGTGATGCCTAAGAAGAAGAACACCGCGGGTCGCAAGCCTTTTGTCCCGACCATGGCCAACCGCCTGTTAGTGCGCAAGTTAGCGCGCGCGGGTTGGAGTCAGGATGAGATTGCCGAGGGTATGGGCGTATCGGATGAGACTTTGCGCAAGTATTTCCGGTACGAACTCGACATGGGGAACATCGAGATGTGCTCCACGATTGAGGAGACCCTGTACCAGATTGCGACCGACAAGGATCACAAGGCTGTGGTGGCTGCGGCGACTGTGCTACTGAAGGCCAAGGGCGGTGATGAGTACCGTGAGACCAAGCGCACCGAGATCACGGGTGCCGATGGTGGGCCGTTGGAGCAGCGAATACAGAATGTGGATGTCATTGACGCGAGCAAACTCAGTTTTGAAGAGCGCGACACTTTAAGCAAGATTTTGGAATCAGCGACTGAGATCAGCGATGAGCAACGTGAAGAGTTTGAATCAGAGGATGAAGAATCGGAGGAGTGATGTCTTGGTATCTGGATGTTAAGAAAAACGAATCTTGGGTGTATGCAGAAAAAGCGTTTAGCCCGGAAGAGTGCGATCTGATAATTGAACTGGGGAGCAAGTTAAAGCCGGTAAACGCAGAGGTCAATGTTGGCTTATTGACATATTCGATAAACAACGACATCCGCAAAGGAAATGTGGGGTTTTTTGATTCCAACGAAAAATCCGCAGAATGGATATTTAGGAAAGCGACCGACTACGTTTTAGAGATAAACAAGAAATTCTGGAACTACGATCTGGATTACATCGAGACTTTGCAGTTTACGAGTTACAAAAACGTAGGTGACTTTTACGAAAAACATGTTGATCAAGTCAGTTCAGGCGCTCACTACCGAAAACTGAGTTTTAGCGTCCAACTATCCGATCCAGATAGTTACGAGGGCGCTGACTTGATTTTGCATTTCAAACCCGACGGGAATCCGGTCAATAAGAAAAAAGGCGATATGGTTTTTTTCCCTAGCCATGTCTTGCACGAAGTAACCCCTTTAGTGAAAGGGGAGCGGCACAGTTTGGTTGGCTGGGTTTGCGGGCCGTCTTTTCGATAATGGCATCCCGTGACTTAGTTAAGATTGGCTCCAAGGTCATCAGCAAGAAAAAACAGTTGCTGGAGATTGACCGTGCTAATTGCGAAGACAGCCTGTATTTGTTCCTTCGAGGAGCGTGGAGATACCTAGACTCCTCGCCGTGGAAGGATGGCTGGCCTGTTGAGGCTGTAGCCGAACACCTGCAAGCGGTGGTTGATGGTGAGATCAAACGTCTCATCATCAACATCCCGCCTCGTATGGGTAAGTCGTCTATCACTTCTGTTGCCCTGCCGGCGTGGACATGGGCACAGCGAGATAGCGGGCCTACCTGCGGTCCGGGCGTGCAGTTCCTGCATGCCTCCTACGCTAACCAGTTGTCGTTGCGCGACTCCGTTAAGTGCCGGCGACTCATCGAATCGTCTTGGTATCAGGAGCGGTGGGGCGAGCGCTTCTCGCTAAACTCCGACCAGAACACCAAGTCGCGCTTCTCAAACGACAAGGGCGGTGAACGCCTGATTACCTCCATCGGTGCCGCGGTAACCGGTGAAGGTGGATCGATTATCGTGGTCGACGACCCTAATGCCGCGAACGAAGCCTTCTCCGAGGCGACCATCCAGACCACGATCGACTGGTGGGATGGGACGATGTCGACGCGTCTGAATGACCCGAAGACCGGTGCCTACATCGTTATCCAGCAGAGATTGGCGGAAAACGACCTGACCGGGCATATCCTCTCGAAAGACGTCGGTGAGTGGACTCATTTGTGCTTGCCGATGCGCTACGAGCCTGAGCGCGCCTTTGTCACCTCGATTGGCTGGAAAGATCCGCGCACCGAACCCGGTGATTTGCTCTGGCCTGATCGGTTCGGCGACACCGAGACCGAGTTACTGGAGAAGCAACTCGGCCCCTACGCGACTGCCGGACAGTTACAGCAGCGCCCAGAACCCGCAGGCGGTGGTGTCATCAAGCGCGATTGGTGGCAGTTGTGGCCCGAGCAAGTCTTCCCACCGATGGACTACATCGTGGCATCGCTCGATACCGCCTATACGACCAAAACGATGAACGACATGTCCGCGATCACGATCTGGGGCATCTTCACCGAGGATACGGTTGCCCGAGCCAGCCGCGTCATGGACTCCGATGGCCGCCCGATGTACATCGATCGCTCCTACTCGGAGAGCGCACCGAAGGTCATGCTGATGCACGCATGGCAGGCGCGTCTCGAACTGCATGAATTAGTCGAGAAAGTCGCTAATACCTGCCGGTCGCTCAAGGTCGATAAACTATTAATCGAGAATAAAGCGGCAGGAATCTCCGTCGCACAAGAAATTCGACGTTTGTACAACAACGAGAATTTCACCGTGCAATTACAAGATCCGAAATCGCAGGACAAATTGTCGCGTCTGTACTCCGTACAGCACTTGTTTGCCGAAGGGATTATCTACGCACCGGACCGTACGTGGGCCGATATGGTCATTACGCAGGTTGGTCAGTTCCCCAAGGGCAAGCACGACGACCTCGTCGACACTGTTTCGCAGGCGCTGCGGCACATGCGCGAGTTGGGCCTCTTAGTGCGCGCACCGGAGCGAATTGCTGAGATCGAATCGATGAAAACCTATACGAACAAGCAACCACCCTTGTACCCATCCTGAGGAACCTATGCCTTCCGTACGAGCAAGCGCCATCGTAGATAAAATCGACAGCGGTCCCGTGCCGACGTGGGAAGTTACTGTGTGGGGGGAACCACCGCACGACCATCGCCGAACGTATACTTTGCAGGTCAAAACTGATACTTTGGCCGCACAAGAGGGAATCCGTCTTTTCGTGGAAGAGATGGAGAATTTGGATTCTTTAGACAAGGGTTAAACCTATGGCGCTGACGCCCGGCCTCGTTCCGAACATCCGACAGGTCCCTGAATCGCCTGTGGGTGAGGTTGACCCTGCTGATGTCATTGTTGAAATGGCAGAAGAAGGCGGTGACATGCCGGACATCGACGATGCCGGCAACATTGTCCGCATCGAACACGGCGATGGCAGTGTCACTGTTTCCTTGGACGGCCGTCCTATCGAAGAAGCCGAGCGCGGAACTCGCGGTGGCTGGTTCGATAACCTTGTCGATGAGATCGACGAATCTGAAGTAAACCGCATTTCG